GCTAGAGCAATTTTGCCTAACTGAAAAACGCCCATGAGCATGCTTTGATAAACAACAATACAGATCCAGCAAACATGGCTATGATTAAGAAATCCAAGGCTCTCATGCCTGCACCTGGGGGTTGCGGGCCGTGCTCTTCCATCCAACTGCGACCCAGTGGTCTCACTGTGGCAGCACCCAGGTGCAGATCTTGAGCCTGCACAATTACCTTTGGTGGAGGATCAGGCTCTGCAGGACGGTCTGGAAAATCAAAATCATCATCGTTGTGCTTTGTGGCCATTATTCTAGTCCCAGTGTGGCAGGAGCATGATCCAGCCGTGCAGTGAATTCATCATCGTAAAAGAACGCATCCGGGTCTGTGATTGTGATGCTCAAATCACTGTGCATCAAATCGTAGTCCACAAAGTCATGATTGGCATCGTACACACGAAAATAATACTGTCCGTCATGGCCGCGAATCAGGCATCCTTCAACACCATCAGCTGGCTGTGGTATCATGTTCCAACTCCATTTGTTCAATAATTAAGTGTGCAAACTTCTGACAAAACATGTTGAACCAAAGTTCGTTGCACAGAGCATTTGACGCACCGGCTTGCAGTGCCAAATTTTTCAATTCTTCGTTCATAATTAACTCCAAGTTTGATGACGTTCGGCCACCCATTCTTTACCATCATATTCCTCAACGTACCAGTTGACATCATCGGGAACATTCACAATCTTCAACTTAGCATGCCCACTGTTGGCTGCCGAGCCCATGAGTTCAACCACAGCAATCAAGTGTTCATCGTCTCTTGGAATGCCGCCGCTGTAAAAATCAGGATCTGTTATGCCGGCCAGTTCCCGGTATTTACTCTCGGCCTTGGCACTGAGCCCAAAGCCACCGTGGCATGTGTTGATCACAACTTTAGTCATCAGTAAGTCTCCTTGATGATGTCAAACTCTGCAGTGGGCCATTTGGCCTTGAACTCGTCGGTTTTGACGTAGGCATTGTAATCACTGGCATTGAAAAACACCTTGCGAAACACCGCATTGAGTTTGCCCTTCTCATTGATTGTGAGATAAACTGACTTTGCCTTGCCTGCCATTATGCTATCTCCCGATCAAATTCACATCCAACATCTGCCCACAGGGCAGGGTTCATCATGTCTGTGTGATATGCACAGATTTCTTCTGCTTCGTCTAGTGTAGCACACCGGTCCACTGTGGTGCCAGTATACATTGTATACACACCTTCCGCAGTAGTGTCCCAACGAACCACGTCCCAACGATGCATTTTGTCGTTCCATTCAACTGTGAATTTCATCATGCTGCCTTTCTAAAATAACCGTAGGGCAAGCCCTGCGTGAAACAAAAATAGTCAGCGTCGCCGTTGGCATGTTCAGCATCCATCAACCATGCAATCACACGCTCACGGTCAGCGCCAGTGTGCATGAGGCTGGTCACACGGGCTTCGAACTTGACAACAGCTTCAGCTTCAGCTGTCTTGCGGTCAGCTTCTTCACGCTGGATCACACTGCCCAGGCTGGCAAACTCCTGTTCGAAGTCTGCCAGGGTCCAGGCACTGGTGTCAACACCACGGGGACGATGGCCATATGCGTCCTTATACATGTCCCAATAAGTGCATTGGGCTTGCTCAAGATCAGTCATGTCTTCCCAACTTTTGAACTGTTCCATTGCTGACTCCTTTTTGCTTTGTATGCGACTATTATAACAGTTTGTGAATTATCGTGCAACCGATTTCACACGCACATCAGTGTTCAGTGCAGGTGTGTACTTTTGTATTAACTCGCGCTCTAGTTTGTGTGCAACATCTTTGCCACGCACAATGTCCACGATTGCGTAGTTTACAGCGGCTTCGCCTGCGGCACGAATTGCTTCGTACAGGTTCCATGATTTGTCTTCTGTTCTGCTACGGTAGATGTGCTTGTTTACACGGCTACGAAGCGACATGTTTATGGTGCGCTGAGTTTTGGCGGTAATACCAATGTAGTACTCCAATCCAATTTGGATTGTGTATACAATGTGGGTTCGATCAGTGCGTTTTTTTCTTATCATGTGTGTATTATAGCATTTCGGGCATATTCGGTCAACCAGAATGTAGTACTACAAAAGTACTACCTTTTGTATTTTGAATTTGACATAAACATTAAGCAATAAGTATTACCATGAATAATATACACCATGGCGAAGTTTGGAAAAAAAGTCAGTGCTTAGAACACGAAGTTGATACAAATGTTAAAATTTGCAATTATTTAATCGAGCAAGGTTATCAAAAAACTCAGCAATTTACTGCATCTCGTAGTGCCTGGCAACATCGTCAACATCAAGTGATTGTGAGTCTAGTAGATGATTTTTGGTTGTGCTCCAACAACCACACCCAGGATACTCCTTATCTGTTCGACAAGGACACTACAGTAATCACAGATAGTTGGGTAAATGCTCCCACAATATATCAAATTGCAAAACTACCTGATAGTTTTTTTGGTATATATTATTACACACCAAATAACACTATCTGGAAACCTGACAGAGACTTCACCTATGCTGTGAATCGAGTAGATTTTAGACGCATGAGAATATTGTTAAATCTGTATCAGGTATTTGATTTTGATTGTGGCTATGTTAATTTTAACTGTGTTCAAGGACAACAGTTGCCGCTAAAACAAAATTTCACCGATCAATTTATACACGCCAATCAGAAAGAATTGCCCACACTACAGAAATTGTCTGAATTGATGCCGATAAAAAATTACAGCATCGAACATGATCAAACTTATCTACGCAGTTGGTTGAACATAATAGTAGAAACTTACAGCAGCGACAATGTGATTTCACTAAGCGAAAAAATATTTAGATGTTTGGTAACTCCAGCCCCGTGGATTGCATATTCTGGTAAATACACCATTGCACGACTCAAGAGTCTTGGTTTTGATGTGTTAGATGATGTGGTCAATCACAATTACGATAAACTAATAGAAGCACATCACAAAATTTCATGGTTTATTGACTCAGCTCAAGCAACTATTCAATCGTTAAAAAATCAAGACTGGAAAAAATTACAACAACGTTGCGAAGACGCTGCTGTACACAATCAACAACAACTGGCCAAAATGAAATCTGCATGGCCTGCAGATTTTGATGTTTGGTTAACCGACACAATTAAATAGTTTATGCACAAAAACTCAAAAGAGCTTGCAACCGCACTTGGCAACAAATATGCTATGTTTTACAATCCATCAATATTACCAACGTGTCTGACGCCAGAAAAAACCATTGAAAATTCTATTAGCAGAATAAATCAACAGTTGAAATTGTTAGGTAAAAATCTCAATGTTTGGCCCAGGGCACACCAAAACGAAATTACCAAACTTCTAAGAGTAAATTGGATATATCAACGATTACCAATTGAACCTATTAGAAAACCAATTTTGGTGCACAAAAATCATGAAAAGTTGTGTGTTGATTGCGGAGACACTAGATTAATGGCATTGAAGTTGTGCAAGCAAATCACACCAGTCAGTGTAATAATTACTTGTTTGATAGACGAAGTAAACAGTTACGCCAACTGGCAAAGAATTTATACCAGTCAGGAACTAACTGATTGTATTGGATTTGATCCTGATTTGACACAAATATTTTTTACCACGACACCTCCCCAATCAACTTATGCATTCACTTGGTTTGAAATTGGGGATCCGTCAACCAAGCACCATTTACATGATTGTGATCAACGAGTTGGAATGATGCAACATTACTTAGACACACAGCCCTGTAATTTTGAATTTACTGTAGAGTGGGCCAAGTCCAGGATAGATTGGCAATGACCTATTCACACTTGTTTAGAAGTACTCTTAAAAAATTAGGATTTGATGTTCACATAGAACCAAACACTTTTACATCTCCTTATCACTCCAAATCTGGATGGCCGTTAAAATTACCAGAAATAGACTGGAAACCAAATTCTCTTTTGGTGTTGCATTTTCAAGACTTTGTAACCATAACTGATCAGGGAATTATAGAATTAGATAAGGTACATGATCATTACGGTGAGCATGCCGATCGTGTGCTGGTAACTCACATGCATCCTGGACTGGAAAAAGTGTATCATGGTCCTGTAAATCTCATTGAATTCAGCAGTCACAATTATAGAGAAATTCACAGAATGCGGGACTGCTGGCATGATTGGCGTCATGTAGTTGAACAGCCCAAAACACAATCTTGGCAATGTCTCAACGGCAGAAAATGTAGGCATCGGCGTCAAGTGGCCAGCATATTGTCGCAGTGGGGCGGCGGTGTGCTCAGTTATGGCACAGACATTTCACTGCCAGAATGGGATTATGGTACCTATCAAGGCACGGAGAACAACGAAAACTTTATTAGACTGGCCGCAGTGTATGGTTCATGTGCTGTGAACATTGTGACTGAAACGCTGTATGATCCTGTGCCCGGACTATTTTGCGAAAAAACTTTGTTTGCTGTGTTGGCTGAACAAATACCCATTGTGATAGGATCACAGGGTCTTGTGGCCAGTATACGTGCGCATGGCTTTGATATGTTTGATGATGTGGTTGATATCAGTTACGACAGTTTACCCAACGAAACAAGATTGACTCAGGCCTTGGCACTAAATCAAGATCTCATACAAGGTCGAATTGATCTGTCGCCTTATCAACAACGCCTGCGTGATCAACGTGAATTTGTACTGGATGATTATATCAACCTAATGGAATTGAGATTTGTTCGCGATTGTGAACAATTGGCTAATAAGTTAAGCTCTTAATAAATCTCTGCATGTCGCCATGCAATGTGGCCATGAGTGCTTCGCGACTGCCAAACATCACTATGTTGTTGTGTTTGCGATTGTTTACAATGTAATAGGGAGATGCCATGTGTCGGTCCAAACCAATCAAGTTGCGCGGTGTCAATAACTTTTCAGGCAGCTCAAATGTGTAATTGCTGAGTTCCAAGAAATTACTAAACACATGATATCCCACATCAGTCAATCTCAAACCACCATCTTCACGGATGTTTTGCCACCATGAACGCATGGCTTCCTCCAAGGTGGGAGCATCAGGATAATGATGTATGAGTTCTCGAGTGAGAGTGAGCTTATTGAGCATTGGGATAGATTTTATCCCCTTGTGTTAACAGCACAACTGAGAACTTGTCAGTTCGAAATTGTGTGTTGAGTTTTCTAGCCAAGTTGATGGCATGTCCGGGGTTGGAGAACGATACTTTTTTGTACTTGGGTCCGGGAAACTGAGTGAGCAAGTTACTGGTTTTGAGATTGATGGGTTTTGAGTCAAAAAACACAGCCCACACACCTTCAGAGGCCAGCACTTGCTCAGTTTTGTAGGTTTGCTTGTTGGTGTGCTCAATCAGCACTGTGGGCTTTGGTCTTGACATATCTAACTCCGTGTTTATTTATGCCAATAACTATGCAGATTTAAAACTACCTCCAGAGATCTGCACTTCAATGATTTCTGCACCACGTGTTTGTTGTGCTCGCATTTGTTCCAGCGTCAACAACAGTTTGGTTATATCTGCATGCAAGTCTTTGGCATCACGCATGGGCATGGAGAAGTCTTTTTGTCCACGAGATTCATGTGCCTTGACTGAGTCCACAAAACGATGTATATGCAAACTCATTTTCTAGTTAGATATGGTGATAACACAGGTGGATGCCATCCAGTGGGTTTAAGCACTTTGCCATCTTCACGTTTGCGAACTTTCCCTGTCTCGCTATCAACTTTGGCAAAGTTGGTGCTCATGACTTCTCGCCATGCACCTTCAGCATCAAACCCTGCTGAGTGGATGGCACCAATGGTGACCACAAGAATGTCAATCAACGCATCCAGTTCTGCTTCCATGTCATGAGCTTCTTGAAGTTCACGGAATTCTTCTTCAATCAAACTCTTGTACATGGTGTACTGAGATTCATTCATTGCGTCCACTGATTGGTCGCATGCTCGCATGAATTTTTCTTGATCACGAAAGGGATTTGTCACGTGCTGCCTCCTGAGTATGAAATGGTCCTTGGTATTGGTAACGTTCCAACACAATTAATTTTGGGTTGCGAATCAGTTTCCATGAGCGATGTTGTTTCACAGCATACCAACCTGCGGCATACCATGACTTTGATTTGTTTTCTTTTGTGAACAGCGGTAACTTATGCTTGACATCCCACATGGGGTTGAATGCTCTGCAACCTGTTTCAAATCCATGCACCTGGTCTGGTGCAGGCCGGGTGGTCTTTTCGGGTGGCGCAAATTCAATGTTGACCTTTTTACGCACCATGGGAATGGTTTTAAACCGGCCCACTTGATCATTGATGCGTACAGTGTAGCCGTCGGCTTCAGCTTCTACCACGCCAATCTTGCGATCATCCTGCTTCAAGATCCAATACTTTTTATCCACTATGGGTTTGGCTTCGATCATCTAATACTCCTTTGTATGTTTGATTCAACCAGCGACTGATGGCATCTGCATAGTCACTGAGTTTGGTGAGTTCATATTTGCCACAGAATCTTAAAAATTGCGCACCTACCATGCCCACATCTCTATGACTAATCTGCTCACGTATGGCTTCATCTACCACAGCTTTGATCGCATCGGGCTGTGCAGTAAGATCAATCAACACACGATTGCGTTCATAATCTTCCAACACCTTGCGTTCTGTTTGCTCATGATCCATCCAACGTTGCAACATGAGATTGTTCCACGCATAGCCACGACGGTCACGATCTTCAAACGCTTCTGTCAGTCCCACTTGATTCTTTGTGCCTTTCACACGCACACCTGGATAGGCTGAAAACACATTGTCACCGGGATCACCACGCATGCACTTCAAGAACAACACCCACTTCTGATAGTCAGTGGGAGGCACAAAGTTGGCATCGGCTTTGCCAACCTTGATCTTTGAGTTACTCTCAATAGTGAATGCCAAGTTTTTGCCTTTTGCGTCTGTGACACCCGTGGTACTGAACAAGTGATCATTGATACCATTGTATAATTTGACATTGGGTGCAATCAACTGCACAAAGTCAGAATCTGAGCTAACAATAACGTGTTCATCTTGGGGGTGTAATGCAATCCAACGTGCAATGATATCGTCTGCTTCTGCTGTGGCACAACGGATCACACTACAGTTGGTTCGTGTAGACAAGTATTTAGTCAGCTCATCGTACGTTTCCCAGAACAGTTTGTCCTCTTCTGCTTCGGTCTCGCTCATTTGACCACGTGCCACTGCGCGGTTTGCCTTGTATGGCTTGTAATGATCTTTGCGCCACGAGCGACCCTCTAGTGCGAATACCACATGATCAGCACCAAAATCACGTGCCACTTTGTTTGCGCTCATCAAGGTCAAATGCAGGGCAAAGCCCAGTTTGGTCCATGTGTCTGCGGCACGATGTGCTTGGTGCCGCGCACGAAAAAACATGTTGCTAGTATCAATCAGTAGGTAGCGCATCTGTAGTCACCAAGTTGTTTTGCTTGATGTATTGTAACACACAATTGGCCCAAAATCTATGAGCACTGGGTCCAAAATGCCAACTTTGTGGGTTTACTGTTGAAAATCCTGCGGTTTTGAGCAAATTGCTATAGGTTATTTTGGCATCGTAAGGATTCATGTAGCAACCAGACCAATTGAAATGATTGGGCATGCTGTCAAAGTTGCTGTTGCCATTGAAGAACACATGTTGAATATTTTTCTTGTTGAGTTCTTGGTGAAACTGCCAAATTTCTCTATGTGCTTGTTCGGCACATCTTTCCCAGTTTACTGTGGCAACAAATTGTTTGTACCGATCTAGCAACGCCACAGGCACATGATCTATGCCGGATGCATTGACTTGCCAATACTGACCTTCATAAAGCCACTCTTCTCGCTCCCAAGTTGACCATTGTATGACCATGACAGTGCGATC